AGGCGACCAAGACAAGGAGTTTGACTTTGTCCACGTAGTCCGTCCCCGACCCGATAGCGAAAGGGATCTGGAGAAGTCAGACCCTGAGAACATGCCCATTGCGTCGATCTACATCGACAAGAAAGCTAAGAAAAAGGTCAGGGTTTCCGGGCATATGACGATGCCCTACATGGCGTCTCGCTACCATGAGATGTCCCATGGTGCCTACGGCTGGGGTCCCGGATTCCTGGCGCTCCCTGATGCTAGGCAGTTGAACTACCTAGAGATGCACCTCGATGTGGCGGCAGAGAGGATGGCGACCCCGTCAGTCCTCGCCCCGGCAGACCTAGAAGACCAGATCGACCTCACCGCAGGTGGGGTCACCTACCTCAACCCGTTCGCCCCGACCAACAATAACCTACCAAGAGAGTGGGCAATGTCTGGTTCCTACCAGCTAGGTGAGGCACGGGCAGAGCATAAGCGCAGGGCTATCGAGGACGCATTCCACACCCGCCTGTTCATGTTGTTCAACATGATGGACGACAAGACGGAGCGGACTGCGCGGGAGATCCAAGAGAAAGCGAACGAGCGGTTGACCCAGTTCTACCCGACCTTCTCCTTGCTCACAACTGAACTCCTCAACCCGCTACTGTCTCAGGTCTTTACGACGGCACTTGAATACATGGGTTTTGAGACGATCCCGCAGGAGCTTATCACCCAAGACCAGAACAGTAGTTTCATCCCTGACCCTGCGATCTCGTTCTCGTCTAGCCTCGGACTTGCTATGAAGAGGGTGGATAACTCGTCATTTATCGCATGGCAGCAGATCTTGGGACCGATGATGGAGATGCACCCGGAGGTTGGCGACCACCTAGACTGGGGCAGGATCTCGAGGGACGTGTTCCGCAACGAGGGTGGTCCCGTGCCGTGGTTGCTGGATATCGAGCAGGTGCAGGAACTCCAACAGGCTAGGCAGCAGCAGCTACAGCAGGAGCAGATGATGGCACAGGCAGCAATGGCGACTGATGCCCTAGCCAAAACCAAAGGTATGCCTACCGAAGAGATCGAAGAGAAAGCACAACTCGTAAGTTAGTGGACACACAGGAACTAGACACACTCGTCGCCTCGCTTGAGGCGGCAAAGAAATCATCACCTTCAGACGCATCTATCATCCTCGACTACCAGCGGGTATTCGGGACTGAACCAGGTGGCAGGGTGCTGGCGGATCTCGTCAAGAGGTTCCCACTGATAGCCCCCCGTTTCGTCTCCGGTCAGGGGGTGGAACAGGCAGCGCAGAGGGACGGGGCGGCACAGGTTGTCGCCCACATCCTGCAATACACAATCTCCAAACCGAGACAGGAGCGGAAGAAAGCTCCGGCCAAACGTGCCGGTCGCCAGAAAGAAACAAAAGAAGACATCCAATGAAAAAGAAGAGAGTCCCGAAAGGATACACCCACAACGAGAACAAAGAGATCTTCAGGAATGGAGAGCATGTAGGCACCTATTCCGAGGAGGACGGCGGTAAGCTGACCCACCCCGAGTCTGTAGGTTTGCGGTTCGCATCACCGATCTCCAACTATGTCAGGGCACAGGGTTGGGTGTTGCCCACCCCGACCGGCAACCGGATCAACGAAGTCCAGCCAGACCCGGAACCGGAAACCGAGACGGTGAACTCTGGGGAGACTGAGGTGGTCGAGGCTCAGGAACCCCCACAGGAAGAGGCAGTTGTGGAGGAGAAGGTGGCAGAAGAGATCCCGCCGTGTCCCAAGTCGCAACCGGAGTTCGGATCGAAGACCCCAGCCATTGTCGAGTGGTACCAGAAATACCACCCGGAGGAGTTCATCAGCAAATACGCCGGGAGGTTGACCCACCTCGGCGTCGTCCAGCATGACGGGACATTCAAACAATCAAACAAGGGGCGGCGCAAACCGATCCTCTAACCAGCAACACAAAAAGACATGAGCGAAGAAGCAGCAGCAACAGCGGAACCGGTGGCGGAAACGTCCACCGAAGTATCATCGGCAGAGGCAACGCCCCAGCAGGGGGATACCCTACTGGGCAACCAACCAGAACCGGTGGCATCGACCGACCCGTCAGACCCGTGGGTGGCGGACGGCAAATTCACCCCTGCGTTCTACGACCAGCTAGGATCGGACGGGACAAAGTCGATCATGGAGAAATACCAAGGCGACCCTCTCAAGGCTATCAAGGCACTAGACGAGTCCCAGAGGTTTATCGGCAAACGGTTGATGGTGCCAAACGGAGAGACTGACCCCGCCGTCCTATCCAAGTTCAGGGAGGTAAACGGCATTCCTGATACCCCGGACGGTTACAACGTCAAGGCACCGGACAACCTGCCGGATGGGGTAGAGTTCGATGAACAGAACTTCGTCTCCCATTACGCCCCCCTGTTCCACGAACTGAACCTAACCCCGGCACAGGCAGAAGCTATTGTAGCCAAGCACATCGAGGTCGAGGGGTTGAGGGCAGCGGAGATGTCTGCGGCAATCGACAGTAACAGTGCGACCTACATCGCTGAACAGAAGAACATCCTGCAAAAAGAGTTCGGCACTAACTACGACTCCAAGATCAGTGATGCACAGAGGTTTGCTTTAACCCTGGGGGTTGACCTGAACAACGCTGAGATCGGCAACAACGCGGAGCTTATCAAAGCGTTCGCCAAGGGTGCTGGGTTGATCTCACCGGACAGGATGGTGCCACCGGCAGAGGTGCAGACTGCCCAGAGTTACGGGGCATTAGCCAAAGACATCCAGACCAACCCGAATAACCCTGACCACGCGCTCTATACCGGCACCGCTGGCAACAGGTCGGAGCAGGAGGCCGTGAGATCTAAAGTTAGACAAATGATCGAAAAGGCGCAATCCTGAGCAGTTCCCAAACCCAACCAAAGGCGACCCTGTGATGATACGTCATCCGGGGTCGCTGTTTTTTTACTTGTATTGAGTAAATAGGTGTGCCTAACTGAAGTGCTTTCTAGTCAGTTACCTGCACATTTACGGGGACCCCAGTAATGGGACACACCCCACACAAGCAAGACTGCCGTAAATAGAGCAAGAATTTACGGACTGTCCATGTCGGACAGATACCCGGTTAAGTCAGCAATCAACTAAACTAACCGAAAGGAATATTACTAATGTCTTCAGCATTGACCATCCCTCAATACTTCCCGACCGAGTTCGCTACGAACTGGGAAAGTGTTGTCCAGCAGAAAGGCGGAAAAGTCGCCCAGTTTGCTACACCCGACCCATCCTTCAAAGGTAAGGAGAAGTCCTACAACCAGATCGACCCCATCGATAACTTCCAAGAGATTACGACCCGCATGGGATCGACCCAGCTCTCGGAGATTTCCGGTGATAAATATTGGCTCCGCACCCGCGCATACGACGACGCGAAAGGCTTTGACGAATGGGATGACGACATCCTCGGCGACATCGTCCTTCCCACGTCCGACACGATGCGTGAGATGAGCAACGGCTGGGCACGTAAGTGCGACGACGTTCTCTTCAGCGAACTACTCGGCACCCGTTACATCGGGGAAACCGGGGTGACCACAAACGATCTCCCGTCCGGGCAGAAAGTTGCGGTAAATTACAAGCGTGACGGGACTACCGCCGATAGCGGCCTGACCTACGAGAAGATTCTCCGCGCATTGGAGATCTTCGGCGAGAACGACGTTGACTTCGACGAAGAGGGTCAACCGGTGATGTTTGTGCGGATGCGCCAGATCACCGACCTCTACGCCAGCGTGACCGAGTTCCGTAGCCGGGACTACTCGCGTGACATCGAGCCGTTCAGCAAGGACAAGCTCATCACCGAAGGGACGATGAACTGGAACGGCATCTTGTTCGTCAAGTCGCAGCGTGTGCCTACAAGCGGATCGGACTCCTACCAGTGCCCGATGTTCACGAAGCGTGCGCTTAAGTATTACCTCGACTCGCCTACGCCGATGATCGATGTCCGCCCCGACCTGAAGCACACGCTCCAGATTCGGATGAAGGGTCGCATCGGTGCAGTTCGGACGCAGAACGAACTCGTTGTCGAAGTCTCCTGCGACGAGACTCCGGGATTCTAAACCAGTAAACTAACACCTAACGAAAGGAACAACTAACCATGGGTAACTTATACACATCCGAAGCTACTTCTCAGAACTCCGCCCTCACTAACGTGGCGAGCAGGGTGACGGACGGTAGCGCCATCTCTGGAAGCACTCGCAGCTTCCGGGTTACGCACACCTCTGCCACCGATGACGCGGCAGATGACGTGCTTTATCTCGTCAAACTGCCGACCGGGGCTAGGCTCGACCCCTACTCGCTGAAAGCGTTTGCCGCCGATTCCGCCGGAACGGCTTACGCGATTGACGCGGTGGGCGACCTCGCAGACCCTGACAGGTATTCGTCTACCAGCGTTGACCTCGGTGGTGGTGCGGGAGCTTTCGAGTTCACGCCGAATGCTACTGCCGTCTCTGCCGACTACCAAGTCGGTGACGACGCTGCCGATACCGGGTGGATTACCGCCACGCTCCACACGATGACTAACCCTGCGGCTACCACTATCGTGTTTACGGGTAATTACTCCCTCGCGAATTAGGGTTGCTCTTGCCCTAACTGCCCCCTCGTCCTAGTTTTGTGTGTCTTCTAGGACGGGGGGGCACCCTCCATTACTATGCCGTATTCTCCGCACAACAAAACCGAGATCGTAAACATGGCACTAGCCCATCTGGGCAACGGTGAGATCTCGGACTTCGACACACAGGCATCGGAGAGCGCAAGACAAGCACGCTTGCATTTCAACCTTACTCGCGACTCCATGCTACGCACGCACGCATGGAACTTCTCGATCAAACGCACATCTCTCGCACTCGACCCGACAACACCAGCATCGGGCTACGACAACGCATTTTTGCTGCCTACCAATTTTCTGAGGATCATCACCCTCAACGACAGTGACGCTTGGGAGACGAGCGACCTGTTTGCTATCGAGTCTGGCTTGCTGCTCACCAGCGAAGACTCTGCCATCATCACCTACGTCGCCTCCATCGAGGACACTACCGAATGGGACCCTCTGTTTATCGAGGCGTTCTCCTACATCCTTGCATCTAAGATGGCATCGAAACTAGCAGAAGCACCAGGCATGGCACAGGCGCTTAACCAGCGTGGGAATTTTATTGTCGGTGAGGCAATGAAGATCGACGCTAACGAGAACAGGAAAGCAGACCCGTCCAGAGCATCCAACTCTCTGTTTGTGAACTCCCGTGGAAGGGGTATTAGCGGCAGACCAGACCTACGTTTCAGGGACGTTTAGTAAATGCCAGCGAGAGATTCAAGACCTTCGTTCAACTCGGGCGAGATCTCGGACGAGACGGATGCACGGTTTGATATCTCCAAGTTCTCTTCTGCCTGTGAGGTATTGGAGAACTTTATCCCCATGCCTACCGGTGGGGCACGTAAACGTGGTGGGTTTATCCACGTTGCGGAGACAAAGAACACGGGGACATCCAAGGCTAGGTTGATCCCGTTCCGGTTTTCGACAGGAACGAACTTCGTCTGCATGTTTGAGGCCGGGTCTATCCGGTTTTTCTCTAACCAGGTGGAGGTGGAAAGTGGCGGTAGCCCATACGAGATCTCTAACCCATACACTGAGGCACAACTGTTTGACCTGCACTACACGCAGATCAACGATGTCGTTTACGTCGTCCACCCAGAGGTTGCCCCCTACAAGCTGACACGGTTCGGTGACACGAACTGGACGTTTGAGGAAGTTGACTGGGACTACCCACCGTTCCTGAGCCAGAACACAATTACTGACATTACGGTAACCCCCGGAGGTTTTTCAGGGGAAGGGCAAACACTTACCGCAGAAGCAACTGCATGGGCGATTTCTACCGAGTATAATATCGGGGATGTCCGAGAGGACGACGCTGACACAGGGTATATCTACAAGTGCATTTTAGGCCACACTTCTGACGGCACAACGATGACGACAGACCTTGCGCTAGACCCCCCGGTATGGGAGCTTGTCGAGGTTTTTACGTCCGAAATGGTAGACGGATACTTTGAGCTATCGCAACCACGTCTGTCTACAACAGTAGAAATCTCTAACCTTGATACTATATCTTCCCCCGGATCGAGTTCAAACATCGTAGCAAGCGAATCGGTCTATCTTTACACCACAGGGACTTGGGATGGGGAACTAATCCTTCAAAGGTCAAGGGACTCTGGGACTACGTGGGATGATATTCTTGTGTGGACATCTGCTTCTGATAAAAACTTTGAGCAGACTTTGACACTGGACGAAGAGGTGACACTCAGGTGGTATTACACCAGATCGAGCGCACCCGGAAACACACCTGTCCCTAGAGCGGTAATCGACGTAGCAAGCGCAACCCGTAACGGTTACGGGAAGATTGCAACCGTCACTGATTCTGTATCTGCCACCATTGATATCGAAAGATCGTTTGAGTCTACTGATGCGACGTATACTTGGAGCGAGGGTGCATGGAGTGACCGCAGGGGGTTTCCCAGAGCGGTCACACTCCACGAACAAAGGCTATGTTTTGGAGGGACATCCACAAGCGCACAGACCGTCTGGCTATCAGGCACGGGCGACTACGAGGACTTCAATTTCGGCACAAACGCGGCATCACCATTTACCGTAACTCTAGGGTCTACCACCTTTAATGGAGTGCAGTGGATGCAGTCGAAAAAGAACCTGGTTATTGGGACGACTGGTGGTGAGTTCGCGATTGCACCAGCCTCGGACTCTGAAGCATTAGCTCCGACAAACGTGTCGATCATCAACGACACAAACTTCGGAAGCGACAACATCCAACCTGTCCTTCTGAACGAGGCACTGGTGTATGTGGCTAGGGCAAACTCTGCGGTGATGGAGTTGTCCTATTCGTTTTCGGCAGACAAATACGTCTCGCCTGAACTGACGCTCCTAGCGTCCCATATCGTCCAGTCTGGCATCGACCAGATGGATGTCCAGCGTGGCAGGTGGGCGCAGATCTGGGCGGTTACCGGTGACGGGTTTTTGGGCGGGTTGACCTACGAGAGGTCACAGGACGTGGTGGCGTGGTTCCGGGCGACTACTGCGACCGGCGACACCATCGAGAGTTGCGCCACCGTCTACGGTTCTGGTGACGACGAGTTGTGGGTCGTAGTAAAAAGGGCGAAGGGGGACGGTAGTGGCTATACCAGATCTGTAGAATACATGGACTTTGGTGCATGGGACGCGCAGGACAACGGGGATACCTCCGCTGTTTCGTTCTTGGACTGTGCCACGGTGTATAACGGGGCATCAACGACCACGGTGACCATCCCATCGTTCCTTGTCGGGCGGACGCTTAAGCTGGTAGCAGACGGGTCTGTGGAGGAAGATGTGACCCCCACGTCCACTACCGTAACTTTGACAACTGCTGCTACAAAGGTGGTTGTAGGACTTGGCTACGAGGCAAAGATCCAGCCGACAAGGCCGGAGATCCAACTCCAGAGTGGGTCTAGTTCAGCCGCACGGAAGCGTATTGCCTCGGTTTCGGTGAAGATGAAGGACACCGGATACTTTTACCTCTACGACCACAACGACACGTCTAGGGCAAACCCTGTGCTTGTGACGCAGCACAGCACATCTGAGGATGTCTGTTGTCCGCCAGACCTGATGACTAGAGTAACCAGAGAGTCTATCCCTAACGACTGGGACGAGGAACCGGGCTACTTGCTAGTTAGTGATTCTCCCTTACCCTGCACTATTCTGGGTCTTACCCACGAATACTCTATAGGGCAGAGGACATGATTCCGGTTATCGAGATATACAGTGAAGAAACACATTACGAGATGGCAAAAAGTTGGTGGGAGGGACACGGGTTCCCCCCAGTCAACGCTCTCTTGTTGCCTAAACTCGGGGTCATTATCTCATCAGATGGAGTCGGGAAAGCGGGGGCGTGGCTTTACATGGACAACTCAGTTGGAGTCTCGATGCTTGAATGGATCGTCACCAACCCGGAAAATACCCCAAGGGAGTCCCTCAAAGCAATCAAAGTCGCGGTCAAATTTTTGCGGGAACAAGCAAAGGCATTCGGGTATGTCGTTATGCTCGCGACCTGTAGGCAACCCTCGTTGCTCAAAGTCCTCGAAAAGAACGGGTTTCAGAAAACAGACGAAAACGTCTACCACGCAGTCTCAGTTCTAGAATAATGGCAGCGATTACCTCATCTATTTTTAGCGGGATACTCGCAGTCGCAAAAGGTGCGGCTACGGCGGCAGGGTCTATCGGTG